CTCCCCGTAAGGGAAGCCCCCGGTGCTCACTGCACTAGCTATAGCTCGGATAGCTATAGCTCCACTGGAGAGGTGCCCATCAGGTGTACCTACAGCCTGATGGTAACATCCCTCCAACCCGCAAAGGGACCAGCTCATGAGTGCTTCGGCCGGAACGAGGCGACGACTCCTTGATTTCTTTCATGGAGTCTCGACCTACGTCGAGGACACTGCACCTATCGGTACCAGTCCTGGTACCCATACAGTGCAGTCCGGTGTGTACAACATCACCGGGAAGCAGGAGACCACCTCCTGGGATTCTCTGTTTCCTCTTCTTCAGAGAGAAAAGCGTCGGGTTTCCCAAAACCCTGGTGCTTTTCCTTCTGGAGAGATTCAGAGGTTACTGAGACTGGATACGGGTGGTCAGTTCTTATCGTACAGGCATACCTATAGCCACACCCATCCATGGGTGCGGATAGGGCCTGTTACGAATGGACTGACTACTCGTACTTACTCCGGGCCATTATTTGCCCGGAGTTCGAACGCCAGCCAGACTTCGACGCTTTGGCCGTCTACCACCTCCCTACCAACCCTTGATGGGTTGATGTTTGGGAAGGGATCGACTGCTATTGCGCGAGTCTTGCCGACGAATCCAGTGGCTAACGCGGCTCAGTTTCTGGGCGAATTGAGGGAGGAATTACCCTCAGTTCCGGGTTCCCATCTCGTCAATCGGGATCACTCAATCTCCAACTCAGTTGGACATGAGTATCTCAATGTCGAGTTTGGGATTAAACCCATGCTCAGTGACTTCAGGAAGTTTGGAAAAGCCATACGTTCATCGAACGCTGTGCTTGACCAACTCCGCCGCGACAGCGGTCGTCTTATCAGACGCCGCTACGCCTTCCCACTCGAAGTCACTACCGAATATACAGATATGGGGAATGCCACGGTATCTCCGGGGCTTAACTCATATCTGTTTGTCGGTAATGACACAACGAGTCATCTGGAAAAGGTACGGACTACAACCCGTGCCTATTCCTTCTCAGGGGCCTTTACGTATCATTACTCTGACGCACCTGGTGCGTTGGGTAATCTACGAAGGGCAGAACAGAATGCGAACAAACTGTTCGGCACCAGGATTACTCCTGATGTCCTCTGGGAATTGACTCCTTGGAGCTGGGCTGTCGATTGGGTGGCAAATTACGGAGATGTGTTACATAACCTCTCCGCATTTGCTAACGACGGCTTAGTCATGGCGTATGGCTATGTGATGTGTCATGAGACCATCTCAGATGCCTATACGCTCTCTGGAGTGAAGCTGAAAGGCTCCCCTCCAGTGACCTTGACTCAGACCTTTACCTCTGAGGTAAAGCGAAGACTCAAGGCGACCCCTTTCGGGTTCGGCCTGGATCCTGCTTCATTCTCTGTGAGGCAATGGGCCATCCTAGCTGCCCTCGGTTTATCTAGAGGGAGCTATACGATATGATCCCCAAGATCATCTGGGCGATCTTATCGTGGTTCATTTGGGTGATGATTGGGTTACTGATCATCATCCTCTTGAGCCGGGATCCAGCAAGAAGCTGCCAGTGCAATCCAGCACCGGTAGTTATCCACTCGCAGGAGTCATGCCATGTCGTTCACTGACCCCCAGACTGTTACCATCAATTCCGTTGCGAACACGCTTCCGCGTGTGAGCAATGGTGTTAGCTCCAGCTCTTACTCAAGCGCTGACGGCAACACCAAGCTGACGGTGAGTTCCTCTTATGGTAAGAGGACTCGTCGTACAGCTCGGATTGATTTCCGGAAGACTGCCGCTGACCCGTTGTTCCCTGCACAGAACGCTCCGTATTCGATGAGTACTTACATCGTTGCGGACGTCCCTGTGGTGGGCTTCAGTGTCACCGAGCAGAAGCAGATCATCGATGCCTTGACGGCATGGCTGACTGCGTCGACCGGTGCTAACGTCACCAAGATGTTGGGTGGCGAAAGCTAACAGTCGCCTAGGAGGAAGGTCCTCCTAGGAACCGATCAGGTGTCGACACGATGTGGCTCGGGATGACTCACCCTCTCTGTTAAGAAAGGGGGGCCATGAAAAGCCTCATGTGTCTCTTGCGGGAAGTCCTCCTTGATCGGGGGACTTGGTGTCGCGTGAGCACCTGCTTCGATCTCAAAAAGATCGAAGCACGCGTCAAAGAGGAGGGGTTATCGTTTCTGACGATAACCCTGCCGAACTTTGGAAAAGAGCTCGAAAAAGCTCTTGACCAAGGGTTCGTCGACCGCCATCTCTTCACTGGCTTCGCAAGAAGCAAGCGAGGAGGAGAGCTCCCCCTATTTCTAGGAGGTTTTCTCGGTCTGATCTTTGACGACTCGAGTGGACGGTTGCTCGATGAACCGTCGATCGATGCTATCCAAGCTCTACGTCAGATTACTCTGATGTGGGCGAAGATTAACATCGAATGTAGCCCACAGAGAACGAGGGCTGCAATTCGACAGTACATCGAGTGTGAGAAGGAAGTGCGAGAGTCTGACGCACGCTTGACTGATCAAGAGATTGATCAGTTTAGGCGTGTGGGCAGACTTCTTTGGTCCGACGTCCTGCAACGAGTAGATGAAGATCTCTACTACGGACGTGTGGTACCAAAGCACGGTCCTGGAGCTACTGCTGATCGTCTTCGTGGAAACGCGAAGTACGAACAGACTGAGTGGACCAGGAGACTGGAGCATCTCTTCCCGCAAGGGGAGTTTTTGCTTCCGTCATGGAGCTACCGCAAGGAGCTCGACCGTGTGCACGACCTCGAACCTGGAACTGAGAGGCCTGTGAAGGTTATCACAGTTCCTAAAACGCTGAAGACACCAAGAATCATCGCAGTAGAGCCTGCCTGTATGCAATATACACAGCAGGCTGTACTCGAGGTTCTTGTTGGCCATCTCGAGGGACGTGACAATCCCTTGAGTTGGCTGATCGGATTCGAGGACCAGGAGCCTAACCGGCGAATGGCTCTCGAGGGTTCGCTTTCGGGCGAACTCGCGACGCTGGATCTCAGCGAAGCATCGGATCGTGTCTCCAATCAGCTCGTACGTGCTCTGGTGGATCGGTGGCCTAATGTTGCTGAGGCCCTCGATGCTACCAGGTCGCGGAAGGCTGATGTTCCTGGTGTAGGCGTTATACGCCTCGCCAAGTTCGCGTCCATGGGTTCGGCGCTCTGCTTTCCCGTAGAAGCTATGGTCTTCGCGACCATAATCTTCTGCGCGATTGAAGATGCGCTCAACCGTTCCCTGACGAAGCGGGACCTTTCGGACCTGCGTCGTAGGGTGCGCGTCTATGGAGACGATATCATCGTCCCCACAGATTACGCGATTCCCGTCGTTGGGAAACTCGAAGCTTTTGGGCTTCGTGTGAATACCAACAAGTCTTTCTGGACTGGAAAGTTCAGAGAGTCTTGCGGTAGGGAGTACTACGAAGGGCATGACGTATCCATCGTCAGAGTCCGTAGTATGCTCCCATCCCGACGGGAGCACGCTCCTGAGCTCTTGAGCAGCGTTAGCCTCAGAAACCAGCTCTATCGAGCTGGCTACTGGGGCCCCGTTGCCTTCCTCGACTCGTTGATTGGTGATCTGATTGCCTTTCCACGAGTCGGAGAAGAGAGCCCAGTGTTGGGCAGACACTCATTTTTGGGATACGAATCCCAAAAGATGTGTCCTGACACACATCGCCCCCTTGTCAGGGGCCATGTAGTGACAGCAGTGATTCCGCCAAGTAATTTGGCGGATCACGGTGCCTTGCTGAAGTGGCATCTGAAAAGGGGTGAAGACCCCTTTAGAGATGATCGCCACCTCGAGCGTGCAGGGAGACCGCGGTCCGTAAGCACCAAACCGCGGTGGG